AATTGGCACATCTGAAAACAGAAGACCTGAACCAACTTGAGTAGCAGTAAAATCAGATACAGTGACAAATTGATAATTGACATTATCAATTTTAGTAGTAAACACTTGACCAGCATTCATAGTTGCTGTGGGGAGTGACCGATCATTAAGAAAAACATTCACTCTAGCCTTTGGAGAACGAACTGATCTAACTTCATATCCTAAAGTCTTGGCATGAGACACCACACTTGAACGCAAAGCAGCACTATCAATGAACATTTCATTGGCAACCATATTAGCATGGAAACTTAAATAGTGAGTATTGTATGCGAGCACATCTAACAATGCACTCATACCGGAACCTTCAAAATCATAATCAAGAAATTGGTCTTGATTCTTCAAAAAAGTTTTGAGATTACTTTTTATTGCGTCAAAATCAAGTTCAGAAATATCTAATTTTTGGTTGTTTGCCATTACCTTAATGCCTCCAATAGCACATCTAATTGAACTATTTCGCCTGGAGCATTTATCACTTCAAAGGTTACTGTTATATCATACGCATTGGCATCTATGTTATCGATAACGTCAACACCCAACAACAATGCCCTAGGCTCATAGTTGTTGATGACATCTTCCACAGATTGTGCCAACGCAATTGCAGTCAATGGACTAACAATTTCAAACAACAAGTCTCTGACACCAGAACCAATCTCAGGATGAAAAGGTTTTTCATAGAAGTTGGTTAAAATTAAATTGCGAACTGACCTCTTGACTGCTGTGACGTTTGTAAGAACATTAACATCGCTATCTCTTGACCGCCGTGTAAAGAACAGGTCTAAGTCTCTATATGTCTTAACATTTAGAGTTGATTCATTATTTCTTTCTGCATCTCTAAGTGCTGTGAGTTCTTTAAATGAACCTGTTCTTTCTACTGTGGCCACTGAACACTCCGTTATTTTTATTATTTATAAGGAATCACTGGATAGTATATGTTGATTTCACTGGTCTATATTCATGGTTATCCGCATTTACAACTATGACCTCTGATATGACAGCATCGATGTTATCTTTCCAATAGTTTAGAAACTCATGCACTCTTGGATACTGTGGAACAACATCTTCTGTTTGCCAAATAAACTCTTGCAAAATATTTGTATAGTCTGGTAAGAAGTAAAATACATCAACCGTGACCACACTTTTTTTGTAGAGAAGAATCACGGATTTAAATTTATCCTATTGGTAGAGGTTGGCGTTTGATCACCTGAATGAAGATTGAGTATAGTTCCAGCGGTTATATCTGTCGTTGTAGTAGAACGAGTATCAATATTACTTGCTGCCTTCAATGAAATGGTTCCTTCAGCACTATCGTTTGTATTGATAGCAACATTCTTCATAGCTGACAACAAGATGTTTCCCGTGGTTGATATAAGTGAAAGTCCTTCTGTAACACCAAGCGTATCCTTACCGTTTATGATACTTGTTCTATTCTTATCAACCACTAAGTCATAATCTTCTGTAACGTGTAATTTATAGTCTTCGTTAATCTGTGCAGAATAGTTGCCTCGTATTTCTATCTCATAATTACCACCGCCACCTTTGGCACCAATCTTTGTATGTCTACTGCCGTGAACTTTTTCATAGTAATCGCCTTCAACTTCTAGAATGTAATCACCCTTTACTAGTTGACGAACATTACCGTTAACAGTAAGGTTCAGAGCATCCTCTCTACTAGCTCTACCTCCTGCTCCAATGAATATATTTTTTTGTCCAGCAATGATTTCATATCCATCGCCTATGATCCTTACTCTTTTGTCACCGTTTGGTAAATACTCATCAAGTGTTCCTGTCTTGTGTTGAGTGAGCAATCGTTCGCCACCAAGAGTATCATCCACAACTCTAAGGTGCCCGGCCTCACTTTTTTCAACGTGAACATAAGGATACTGAGCACTCACATAAGTTTCATCATTGGGATCAACACCAGCATAATGTGGCTCACTGATTCGCAATTGTTCAGGATCTTCTGGTGTACCGGAAACCTTTGGATCATCTGATACAGATGATAAGTTTGGTTTAGTAGCTACAGGTATACCGTTTCCATTTTCTTTTCTGTGTTCTAATGACCTGGCTCTTTTAGTGCTAGGTTCAAGTTCCTGACCTTGAGTTCCATCAGGTAAAGTGCCCTTTGAACCTTCAGGTGTACCTTGGTCCGAATGCCCGCCTTCTCCTACGGTTGTAGGGTTTGGTCCGCGCCATGTTTCTATCGTCATAGTATTACCCTTTTATGTGATCTCTTCAACCGCTTCTCTCAGTCGTGAAGCACCCTTTTTTAGTTGTGGTTTAAGTTTATCAGCAGCCCCCTCTAAAAGTTTACCTACATCCTCTATTTTACTAGAAAGAGCAGTCAAGTCTAAAGGAGTTTCCTGTCCAGCAGAAAACAGACCTTTGAGTTCTATAGGAAGATTGTTTACTTGCTCCTGAACATTTTTTCTTAGAGTAGGAGCGTTCTCAGCTAATGCCTGAGAGAATTTCAGGATTTCTCCATCAACAGATTTCATTTGCTCTGTAACTTGACTCATCACTTTATCCAAATCTTTGGGTATATCAAGTTTCGCAATTTCTTCTTTTACATCTGAAAGTTCTATTTTGACTTTCTTAGCAAGATCATCAAAAACAATTTTTCCTTTACCTTCTCCAGCAGTAAATGCTGCAATATTGTTCTCTAGTTTCTTAGTTATCAATGTTACGTTAGCATTTAGATTCAATTCAGTTGCTTGTTCTTGTACGGAATCAACAGCAGCCAAAAGAGACTTTTTTGCCTTCTCTACAATTTCACCAGAGGGGAGCTTTTCAAGATTAGGAACAACCTTAGAGATCATATCAGATATGTCGCCGCTACCTTTACCAACTAAACCTTTCAGTTTATTTTTAAGTCCTTCTAGTTGACCAACTTGAGAGGTAAGGTTGTTCTTCAAACTTTTCAACGCCTCCTTGTTTATTGATGGGATTTGAATTTCTTCTGGAACGATATTAACAATTTCTGTTCTATCAAGTGAGTCAATTGTTTCCTTTATTCGTTCAGCATCGACATCAGTTAGTGACCCACGAAGATCTTGAACTATCTCAAACGACTTAGTAACTTCTCCTGATGGGTTACCAAGATTCTCTATCTTTGATTTCATATTATCAATCAAAGTATCCATATCACCTAATTGTGTTAACATATTAGGGTCCGCAGCAAATGTCAAAGTATCAACTAGATTATCTAAGTCTATGCCTTTGTTTGTTAATGCCTCACCAAATGTATCCTTTATAGATGACAATTGCGATGCCACGTTTAATCCACCGAGTTTATTGGAAAGCAAATCACCAAGTTGGCCTTGCAAATTTATGTTAGGTAGTTCAGGTATCTGTGGAATGGCTTTGCGAAGTTGCCCGAGCACTTCAACAGATTTACTCTTCATCAATGGAGCAAGAGTAGCCGCACTTGTTGTTAGACCACCAAGTGACTGACTGATCACAGCATCAAGTTTTTGTTTTGTTAAATTGATCTCACCAGAAAGTTCTTTTGCGATGTCCGGCATATCTGCAAGACTTGTTGGTATAGATAAACCTTCAAGACCTTTTGCAGCACTATGTAAACTACTCAAAACCTCATTATCGATTAAGTCAGGAATGACATCTCTAGCGTATTCCGCTGTTTTTATTAAAGTTTCTCCAAATTCATCAAATTGAATTCCCTCAACTGCGGCCAATACTTTGCCTGGTAATTTAGGATCTGCAATCATTTTATACCTCTCTGGCCGCCGCGGCCGTTATTGATGCACTTGTCCTTCTCGTTCTAACAACAGATTCAATATCTTTAGTACCCATTAGTTTTGAAGATAATGCGTTGCTTTGATTTCCACCCAAAACACCAATCCGTACCGCTGGTTTATTATTAACATCTGTGAATGGTTTTGATTCACCAGTATAAAATCCAACATGACCTGTAGAACCACTACCCGCCGGCCACTTATAAACTATTACATCTCCTTTTTTAAGTTTATCTACAGAAAAGTCTTTACCCGTTGCTATCACATCACCATACTGAGATGCGTTAGTTCCGAATACTTGAGATCCAGTTGTGTTTGGACTTTTAAAACCACAACGATTGAGTGCGGCTGATGCCCAAGCAGCACACCATAAAAGTTGACTGTCGGTTTTATTTCCAACATACCTAGCGACGCCTGGGCCACCGTACTCTTTAAGAAGTCCTCTGATGTTAGAATTTGCTTTGCCTTCTATATAATTTGAGTATATCGTTCTACCACGATCATCTATGGTGGATGGGCCAAACACACCATTTTCTGCACAAGTAACAACATCTTCTGCATCATCTTCTACTTCGCCTGTCTGTTCGTATGGTTCTGCATCTGCGAGTGTCGGCCCTGTTGCACCAGTTCTTGATGATACACGATGATCAGATGATGCGCCTGGTGCATCACGTCCTGCAAAACAACCTAGAATAACAGGATGCTGTTTATCATGTGCATCAAGAAAGAAACCAAACACTGTGGTTCCTTCTATTAGAAATGGATTTGTTCCGACACCGCTAATGCCAGGGGATGTTATTGGATGCAGCACAGTCGCCCACGGTAAATCCTCAGTGGGCAACTGATCTCTGTCTTGAGTATGGTAACCTATGCAGCGAACCTTGACTCTACCCAATCGTAAAGGATCGGGAATTGTTGTTACGCCGGAAACTTGGACTTGCTCAGTTCCATTTTGATTACCTTCGGCATCATATGTATTTTGTGTTACAGTTCTTGTTCCAGCATCGTGTGTTAT